GTGGACGTAGCCGTAAGGTGTGTTGTAATATTGAGGAACCTCGGTCCAGTGGATGAGCGAGCGGGAGTCGCCCACGTCCACGCCGTTCACCTGGGTCTTGAGCTGGTACTGCAGGGCAGTCGCCGAGCCCGCGCCGTTGGCGTAGATCTGCTGGTAGTTGACGGAGGGGAAGGCCAGGAACTTGACCGGCTGAGCCAGAGCCAACTCCTGTATGGGGTTGGTGCCGAGCACGACGCGCTGCACCTGGGTGACGAGCAGGTCCTGGGGAACCTTGGCGAAGTGGTCGCGCTCACCCTGGTCAAGGTAGACGAAGTTCGACCAGCACTGGAACTGTAGGGAAGCGTAGGTCGTCGTGGTCTGGGCGGTACCGGTGAAGAAGGAGATGGTCGTACCGAGCGCCACGGGCGCCTGGGTAGCCTGCGACGGGTACGAGACGGTCACGTTCGACAGGTAGACGTTCGACACGTAGACAGGGCCGGTGAAAGGCAGACCGGCCACGTACTGACCGATCTGGATGGAGCCGCCCACCTGGCTGACCTGTTGGTTAATAGTGAAGGTGTTGGAGGTGGTCGCGGACGTGCCATACGGAATAGCCGGGGAGACCTGGGCCGAGACCACTGGCTGATACAGGCTGGAAACCACACCGGCACCGAATAGGGAAGAAATGTTGCTCGCCGCAGAGTTGGCGAACGAGATGATGACGTTGGAAGAAGTGACACCGGCTGAGATGTTCGAGAAGGACTGGACGACGGCCACGTTCGTCTGCAGGTTGCTACCCGGGGAAGTGATCAGCATACCCGGGAAAAGAGGCCCGGTCGTCTGGGTCACGAACAGGTTGGCCGTGTTGGATGACATGACAAAGTCCGTGAAGACGTTGGCGGTCGCAGCCGGCAGGGCAGACAGGACCGGGGTGGTCGTGTTACCGATGGTGATGGTCTGGGACAGGTAGGTCGACCAGGTGATGCGGACCTCCACGTCGTGGAACTGCAGGCCAATCAGGGGCAGGCACACGGACCAGTCCTTGCAGAAGAAGAACTTGAGGGGCAGGACGGAGTTCTTCTGGTTGTTGAAGGTTGTGCTGTTGTTATTCAGATAGCGCTGGGAGGCGGTCTGGGCGCCGACGATGGGCTCGATGTCGGTCATGTACTCGATGTCCTGGGTGTCGATCACCTGGCCACCGATGTACAGCTCAACCTTGTCGATGATGCGAGTCCAGTCTGGGTTGACCAGGTGGGCACCGTTGGAGTCGAGCGCCGTCAGGTACACATAGGACAGAAGGTCGCCCTTCTTCTCAAAACGAATCGTGGAAATACCGCCAGCAATGGGGGAGCCCTGGATGACCTGGCGCTCCACAGAGTTGGCATAGTGGGTGTAACGTTTGTAGTTGGACCGGTAAAAGGAAACTTCGGGCTTACCGGTAAGCCAAGCGTCCTGGGGGCCGACTGCAACGAGCTGAACAACACCTCCGCTCATTTACTAGAGTACTTAGTTTTTTTTTGAGCCGCTAAGCCACCGAAACCGTGCTGAACGGAGTCGTCCCCATGGCCGAGTCGGGCTTCTTGGGGGTCGCCAGGGAATAGGCCAACGGGTTATTTTCGAGTTGCTGAATAGCAATGTCCAAGAAACCAGGCTGAGCACGAGGGTTCGGATTGGACTTGAATTCGTTGAGCGGGTCATCAAACTCGGGAGGCAGGGTCCCACGACCCTGGTTAGATCCAGTGATGGCCATGGGACCGGGCTGAACCGGCTTGGCCTCGGCACGGTACTGGGTTCCGCCGCCGACCATGTTGACTGGATCCTGGCGGACGTTCATACGGGCTCCGTTTGCTGGGCGGTCATTCTTCTCACGATATCCAGAGGAGCGAGTGAGGGTCGTGTCGGTGTAGGCCCCCTTGGCCTCGGCGTACGGCTGAGCCACGTTGTACTGGGGCGGGCCGTCCGAGAGGGTGTCCGTTCGCAGACCAGTCTCGCCACGAATAGTCATCTTCTTCGTCTTGAGGAAGTCCGGGCGACCCTCGGGACCGACCATGGCGCTCTGGGCACCACCGCCTCCATATGCACCTGGGGGACGATATGCAGCCTTGGACGCCACCGCCTGGTGCGTGATTTCTCCGATGCCGCCAGCGCCTCCGTTCTTGACAAAGTACGAGGAAGGCCCCTCGCGCCCCTCGAGCGTCGTGAGCTTCTCCTCGTTGATGTTGACGGGCAGTGCACGGAAGAAGTCCTGGAAACCTCCCGCCGCCCTAACGTCCGGACCGACACCCAGACCCGGACCGACGTTCATGGGCGCCTCGAGCGGTGAGACGTTGTTCATCTTGTTCGTGATGTACTCGCGGTTATACAAGTCATAGACGGGCTGGCCATACGGGAAGCGGGAGTTGGTCGGAGTGATGTCCTGGATGTTCGCGACCGCATCCTTGCGCTGGAGACGCCAGTCACCGACACGACGTCCCAACTCAGGGGTGGTGTTCTGAAGATCAAAATAGTCGGCTGAGTGATTGGCCGGGTGGGCCATCAAATCAACATCGCGACGGGTCAACGGGCGCCTGGGTTTCGTGGTTGGCAGGGGCTGGCGAGAGGGCGACTCCTTGTCGCTCCGCTCCGCCAGGGTCTTCCCGGCAAACACAAGACCTACAATGGATGCCAAGACGAGTGGGTCCATCTATTACTTTTGTTTGGTATTTTTTTCCAGAGTGTCCCTGGGAACAGTTCCTTAGCGCTGGAACGTATTTCCATTCTTAGAAAAGTAGCGCTGGGCGAAACGGTTGTTCTGATCCTCCACAAAGGTGCTGGCCGGATCCCACGTCATCCAGCGAATCGGGAGCGTCACATACGTGTTGGGGAAGTCGTAGGCCTGCTCGGACCAGCCATTGCGCCGCGCAGTCGTGGGCTCCGAGCGCAGGTCGCTCTCAACCTCCGTCTTGTCTGCGAGAACCACCTGAGCCGGTCCGTACCAGACCTTCTTCTCGAGGGTCAGGGGGGTCGTGTCGAGAAGCATTCTCTTTACCTTCTGTCTAGATTTTTTAACGGCCGTTACCAGCCTCCATCTGGACACGCTCGGGGAACGTGGAGTAGAAGCGGTCGGGGTCGCATGCAGCTCCTCCCTGGTCGTGGCACTTGGGTGCGAACGGCTTGCCATAGGCAGCCTGTGCGAAACCAGTCTGGTCGTTGGGGATGGTGCTGGCGGCGACGGTGTAGAAATTGCGCTCAGCATCGCGCTGACGCTCGAACGGGTGGATGGCACTCATCTGCTGCTGGACCTGTGTGCGCATGCTGGGGTACCACGCGGCCGAGGGGCGGTCTGGGTTGTCCACATAGTCGCTGAGGAGAACGTTCGCCATGGGGTTGTCGAAGGTCGGCAGGGTTACGTCAGGCCGAAGAAGAGAAGAAGCCCGGGCGTCTCCATTCGCCGCACGCATCTTTCCGTCGGAAATCATGTTAGAATTCCAGAGATAATAGAGAATCGCCAAAACGAGGGCGCCAAGAGCAAAGACGCGCGGGTCCTTGTTCAACAGGAACACGATGCACATGGCGTACAGGACGAACCGGGTCGTCGCCGAAACGCGCTCACGGGCCGACTGGGTCGCGGTCGGCCAAAATTCCAGGAGCTCATCCGACTTGAAAACGTCACGAGGGTCCATCTATTACTAAAGGAGTTTAAAAAAAATGGAGCCCCTCTACTTCTTCCGGCGACTTCCGGGACGGGGCTGGGCCCTCTGACCCTTGGGCTTGATCACCGGACCTGCCCCCGCCCCACCGAGGAGACCCGCGAGACCTCCGCTCCCGTTCATGAGCTGGGCCATCATACTGTTCATGCCGGCCATCAGGCTCGCCTCATCGAGCTGTCCACTCTGGTTAGTTTTCATATTCTTCGCGCAATTTTCAGCGACCGATTCAATCATGCTGAGGGTCTCGGGGGGGAACATGCTCATCGTCGTACCGATCATGTACAGAGACTGGAGGTACTGCCAGATGGCCTGCTTGGTCGTGGCTGAACAGTCCGAGCGGGCCCAAATCTCGCAGAGTCCCCACGACTTGGCGAACTCGTTCTGGTCACAGAAGAAGGCGGGATCCTTGCTATTCATCTGGGTGGCCCAAGGGCCGAGCTGTTTGAGAAATGTAGGGCAGTCGACCACCGGGGGCATCGAGACGTCCGGGAACGTCTGGGTCAAGTCCGTGGCGAACTGCAGCTGCATCTCTGAAAAGGCTTGAGTGGTGGTCATCTATTCTATTTTTAAAAGCGTAGTCCTTAAGTTCGCTAGAAGGGCTCCTTCATCACCGGCCCCGAGTCGCCCTGGCCCTGACTCACGATAAAGTACACGAGGAGAGCCACGAGGAATGCAGGTTTGAAGTAATCTGAATTTTTTGTTTTTCCTTCATTATTCATCTTTCCTTTGACGAAGACGTACGCCGCGACGACGGCCGCTGAGATGACTGCAGCGCTGAAAGGTTCACGAAAGTACTGATCCATATCTGGTAGATGTGGATATTGTTTTTAGAGCGTCTAGACGCCGAGCTTTTGAATCTTGGTGGGCGCGTCCGCAAACAGGGACTCGCCCTCGTCGGCTGGGGCTGGGGTCCCGCCGGGAACGCTCGGGGGAGTCAGTGAGTTGTTTACGGTCACGGCCGTGTCCACACCCCCGGGAGTCTTGCCAAACTCCATGTTGCCCGTGTTTTGCGGGAGGCCGTCAGCGGGACCGGGGAACTCGTTTTCCTCCTCCTCCATGTCCGGGACGTCGTCATCACCCTCTGGGTCCTCATCGTCATGGTCCATGTTCAGGTCCTCGCCGGTGGCCGGAAGGGGCAGGTAGGTGTTGAGAATCTCGGCCGTAGGGATGAGAGACTCGATGACCTCCGCAATTTGAATGCAAAATCGGCGCTTGAGCTCCGTGTTGCGCTCCTCCTCCGTCTTGTTGTCCACGATGATGCTCGGGGCGTCGTAGAGGTCCTTGGCGCATCGCATGTAGCACTCCTGAACAAAGAGGTCATTCGCGGGCAACTTGATGCAAATCTTCTTGGACTTTTTGTCGGTCCGGATCGCGCTCAGGATCTTGACG